AGTGGCACACACTCTACAAGTGCTGTTAACTTTCAACATTTTAATCAATCTAATTCTAGTGTAGATTGTGATACTGACCAAACAGTACATGGGGATTTAGCATAATGGCTAGTGAACTTAAAGTAGATAAATTTACAGGTATAACCACAGCAGGTGAAATAACAATTACACTTGAGAATAGTGAAACTCAAATACTTCAAAAAGGTTTAGCTAAAGTAACAGCACATTTAACTTTAGCAGGTGCGTCTGATTCTGATGCCGCTCTTAATGTAAGTTCAGTAACGGATGGTTCTACAGGAAAAAATACTTTAGTTGTTATTAATCCTTTTACTTCTGCTACTGCGGCAGTGGGCAATATAAGTAACCATGATGATTCTTATAATCGTGGCACAGGCATTAGAGATGCTTCTGCAAGTCAATTTGAAACTTTTATGTTTCAAGCCTCTAGTGGTAGTCTGTCTGATGATGACACAGACCACTCAGTTGCAATACATGGGGATTTAGCGTAATGGCAAGTATATTAAGAGTAGATACATTAACAGATGCAAGTAGTAATAATAGTGTTGCTACGAGTGTGTTATTTGAGGGAAGTTCAAAACATTGGATTCTTATGAATGGCACAGGAACTGTTGCTGTAACAGACTCATATAATAATACATCTATAACAGACAATGGTACAGGAGATTATACAATAACCATAGCTAATAATATGAACACTGCTAATTTTTGTGTAGCAACAGGTGGTGGCTTTGATGAGGATGGCACAACTGCTAACAACAGACAAGGGCCGGGAGCATCAAACAAAACAACAACTGCATTTAAATTAACTTGTGGTAGTAATACTACTGCCGCAGATGATTGGGAATCTCCTGCTGCTCAAACATTAGGAGACTTAGCATGAGTAAAGCATCTGATTTAGCAAGGTTAGTGACAAGTGGCTCTACTGCTATACATGGTGAAGCAGGGGTTACATCAAGTGGTTCAACAGGTAAGACAACTAATCTTCAGCAAGGCTTGTGTAAAGCAAGAGGTAATATTGATGGAGACGCTTCTACTCCTGCCTTTCACAGTGGAAGTGATAATATGAATATATCAAGTATAACAGATGTCGCTACAGGCAGATACACAGTAACAATTACAAATAACTTTGCAAATGCGTTTTATCAACAAGCAAATCATGCAGGATATAGAGATAACTCAGATGGGCAAGACTATGGCTTTAGTCTAGGCACATACGCATATGGAAGTAAAACTTCAAGTGCAAATCCTTTAGCTATGACATATTACAATGGTGATCAATATGAAGCAGACCATGGTATGTTTACATTTTTTGGAGACTTGGCATAATGTTTGGAGGTCATTTTTCATTTTCAGAGGCGGCATTTGGTGATTTAAGACTATTGAAGAGAGAGCATTGGAGGAGTATAATACCTACAGGGGATGAGACTTGGACAGCAATAACACCTAGTGGTGATGAAACATGGACAGCAATAAGTCCTAGTGGCGATGAAACATGGACAGACATAAGCACTAGAATTATATAAGGAAAGTAAAATGGCAAGTACATATACAGCAAATTTAGGCGTAGAAAAAATAGGTTCTGGAGAACAAGCGGGAACATGGGGAACGACAACAAATAATAATTTGGACATTTTAGATAGAGCTGTTAATGGTGTGGGATCTATATCTCTTTCTGGAACAACACATACGTTAACAACAACAGATGGCACATTAACAGATGGTGGTTACAAAGTATTAGTTTTTACTGGTGCATTAGGTGCAAACAACACTGTAACTATATCACCAAATGACCAAGATAAAGTTTATTTAGTGGTAAACTCTACAACAGATTCTGGTAGCTCTGGTCCTTACTCTGTTATTTTAAGTCAAGGGTCTGGGGCTAATGCGACTGTGGCTAACGGTGAAACTGCTTGGGTTTATGCTGACGGGGCAGGTTCTGGAGCAGCCGTTGTTAAAGCAGTTTTTGAAGTTGCGAATGACACTTCGCCTCAACTTGGGGGTAATTTAGATGTTAATGGTAATGATATTGTATCCACTTCAAATGCAAACATAGATATTATTCCAAATGGCACGGGGGACGTAAACCTAGGTGCAGATACTGTTATGGTTGGAGACAACAACGCTAATGCTACAATCACGACACAAGGCACAGGTGATTTAATTTTAAGCACAAATTCTGGTACAAACTCTGGTACTCTCACTATAGCTGATGGAGCAAACGGTAACATTAATATAGCACCTAACGGAACGGGAGTTGTTCAAGCGGGGGGTTCTGCTGTTAAAGTTGCAGGTAAAGAAACTATTTATGTTCCAGCCACGGCTATGTACCCTAATACGACTAACGGTTCTTCTGCTTTAACACAAGTTGAATTATCTAACGGCCCGGAAATAAAAGTATTAGATTTTGATGCAAGTTCTGACGAAAATGCACAGTTTTCTGTAGCTTTTCCTAAATCATGGAACGAGAGTACAGTAACATTTCAAGCTTTTTTTACAGTTACTGGCACAAACACAGGCACAGTTGCTTGGGGATTATCTGGCGTAGCTGTTGCTGACAATGATTCTTGCAACACGGCTTTTGGAACTAACGTAGTTGCCACCGCTAAAGCGCATAGTGGGACCTCAAATGATATTAATGTGTCCGCTGAAAGTGGTAATGTTACAATAGCGGGGTCTCCTTCAACAGATGAGTTAGTTTTCTTTCAAGTTATGAGGGATGTGTCAGCTGATAGTCAAACTGGTGATGCTCGACTTTTAGGTATTAAACTATTTTTTACAACAGATGCGAAGAATGATTCATAATGACAGGATTTGGTTATAATGTGCATGGTTTTGGGGCAGGAGGAGATTTAATTATTACTTTCTCAATAAGTTCTAGCACAAACGATTTTAACTTATTAACGCACATAACAAACAATTTTGGTTATGATGGTTCTTCTCGTGTTACAATAAACGTAACTATTGATGCAGATGTTGTTATAGGATCTACGTCTCATACATCGCCAGCTTTTCAAACAGGTTCAATAGGTTTTGCTACAACAGGCTCTACTTTTAATTTAACAAACAATGGTACAATACAAGGTGCAGGTGGTCGTGGTGGCACATTGGCAAGTAACAATGGTAATAGCACCAACGCTGATGGTAAGGCAGATAAAAATGGGGGTGATGGAGGCACAGCATTATCCACAACCATGACAACTATTGTTGACAATACAAACGGTAGCCTTCTTGGCGGCGGTGGAGGCGGTGGAGCAGGTGCTGTTGCCGATACTGTTGGAGCTTCAGGTGGTGGCGGTGGCGCTGGAACGCAAGGTGGTTCTGGTGGTTCGGGTAATGGGTCTGAGGGACAATCAGGGTCAAGCGGTAATGCTTCGTCTGGTGGTTCTGGTGGTTCTCATGCTAGTGGTAATAGTGGCGGTAATGGTGGAGGTATAGGGTCTGCTGGGTCTAATGGTAGCGGCAGTGGTGCTTTTGCAGTAGGTACTGGTGGTTCCGCGGGTAAATATCTTGTAGGTAACTCGAACACAACATTTACAGCTAATGGTACTAGAACAGGAGATGTGTCGTAATGCCTTTTTCAGCTTTAAAGTTTAAACCGGGGGTCAATTCAGATGTAACGTCTTACAGTAACGAAGGTGGTTATGTAGACGGCAACAAAATTAGATTTCGTGATGGTTTTCCAGAAAAAATAGGGGGATGGGTAAAATACAGTTCTAATACTTATCAAGGTAGTGCAAGAAGACTTCATAATTGGGTAGCTTTAGATGGTTCAGATTTTTTAGGGGTAGGCACACATTTAAAATATTACATAGAAGAAGGCACAACCTTCAATGATATAACACCAATACGAGTAACGACAGGTTCTGGTGATGTAACTTTCGCTGCCACCAACGGATCTACGACTGTAACTGTTACAGACGCGGCTCACGGTGCAAACGAAAACGATTTTGTTACTTTTTCTGGGGCAAGTAGTTTAGGGGGCACTGTTACAGCAGCTGTTTTAAATGCAGAACATCAAATAGTAAGTTTAATAAGTTCTAATCAATATACAATCACAGTAGCAAGTGCGGCTAATGGCTCTGACACAGGTAACGGTGGTTCAAGCGTAGTTGGGGCTTATCAGATTAATACTGGTTTAAATGCTACTGTTGGAGGGACTGGTTGGGGTGCAGGACAATGGAGCGGAACAACAAGTGGAGCATTAGCGACACAACTTAACGAAGCATTAGATGATAGTGAAACCGCTATAGACGTTGATAGTTCAACTGGTATTGTTGCTACCGACACCATTTTAATAGAAGAAGAATTAATCACAGT